CACAAAAATCTACTTACATAAACATCATTATCAGAGAGTAGGGGTAATATGAACCACGTTACGATAGGTGTATATGCAAATGAGAGCTACGTTATAAACGTGGTTCTCCCTGCTCACCTTGATTATCATATCGAGTATAATAAGGTTATGCGTTTTGGACGAGCTTTATTCGTAGATGGTAAATGTGTTCACCAGGGCTACCTACCTGCGTATAAGGTGATAGAATGGGAGAAGAAGATTAAAGAAATGAAAATCGATACTTCTAAACCTTCAATCGAGTATCACTAGGAGGAAACGTTATGTGGAACCCGTTTAGACGTAAAAGATGTAAGCAATGTGGTGAGGAGCTACGGATGTTCACGAAAGTAGATTTTTGTGACCTGCACTGCTGTATGATATGTAGAGAGATTGAGCAGCAGCAGAAAGAGAGGAAAGATAAAAATGCACCAAATGAGCCGAGAAGAGCTAATTAACATTTCAGGTAATGACCTAGCGTACCATCGTAAAGGGGTCTTATTAGTAGATAATAAACCACACTACATTGTGGAGTTAGTGAAAGAACCGAATACCGCTTTATATGCAGCAGTATACGCTGTACATCCAGGAACAGACAGTTATCCTAAGAAGCGTGCATTACAGAAAGAGGGGTTCGTAGGACGTTTTAGCAGCTCAACTAGACTAGGACAGTTAGCAAACATGCTATTCCCTGCTAAAAAGATTACAGGGTGGGAAGAAGAGCCGCCACTATTTGTAGCTCCGATCGTAACAGGTCAAGTATCAACCTTTACAAAGAAAGTAGAAGACGGATTCTTTGAAAGAGAACCTGATCGCTTAACTACTGAAGGCGGAAAAAGAAAGATTGTCCGAGGAAAGAATACAGGTGTATTTGTAGGATTATCTTCTATCGAATGGGAAGAGAAAACAAGCATCCCGTTAGATTCCCTGGTTAAGGCGCTAATCAATCATAATCAAAACGATGGGTTCTTTGACCTAACAGGTGATAACAACAGCAAGAATAACCCGCTAGGCACCTATTATAAGGAGGGGAACTAAATGAAGAAACTATGGAATAATATCGATTTCGAAAAACACTCGTTCCTGGCTAAGTTCCTTATACCCGCAGCAAGCATAATAGCTATAGTCAAAGTTATATTCGGGTTCATGGACGGAGAGTGGTTAAAAACAAGTATCATGTTATTTGCTACAACCTATTTGATTCTAGGTTACCTTATGACTGTAATGATAAAAACGTCTAAAAAATTCTTAATATTCTTGTATGTGTACACAATTCTATTTACACTAGTCGCAGCGTATCACTTATGGACGCACGACTGGGTTGCAGGTATTCTCGAAGGCATTGTAATATGTATGTTTTTATCTGAGATGCAGGATAGATATAACAATAATGGATTAAGAGTAGAGGAGGATAAATAATATGTGGATTTCTAGAGAGAAGTACGAAAGACTAAAATCAGAACTAAGGTTAGCCGAAAGCAATAGACACCACCGTATCACGGAACTCAAGTTTAAAAAACTAGAAATGAACCAACAAAGGGAACAAATCGAAGACTTAAAGGCAACGATCGCTGCACGAGATGCCTATATTCAAAAGTTAGAAGCAAAGGACATCAAGATTGTTAACGAACAGTCTAAGGATTTCATCGAGGTAGAGCACGCTAGTATTAAGGCGATGAATGAAACTTTACCTAAGTTACGTAGGCAAGGTTGGTCAGATAAGTTAAAGGTTAAGATTCAAGGTACTAAAGTATATACAGTACATGAGCGTGAAGTGAAGGAGAAGAAATAGCATGAGATCACCCCACAAAGACCAAATTATTAGACGATATTCACTACAACATAACCAAGAGGGGAAAAGAGAAGGTATTTTTAAAATAACTAAAGCCATTACATTCTACGGGATTCTAAACCGTAAGGTAGAAGCGCTAGGGATGAAAAAAGGTAGACAAAGGGTTTATAAGAAACCATATTGTAACGCCTGTGGGTCTACAGTAACACATGAAAATAATGACGATGGTACAGGATTTATCGATGCTGCATGGAGTACGTGTAATGGCTGTAAGATGTACTGGGGCTTTGCAGAAACAATCGGTGAGCATGGTATTGAAGTAGACGGAGAACTCGTTGCGTTCAAAGGGGAGTTTTCAGAACTCGTCAAGATACAACGTAAAAAGCGTAACGTACAAATTCGTAAGTCGTATAAGAAGAAAAAATCACAACGTAGGAGGAAAAAATAATGACTAAATTTGGTGTATTTTTAAACGGGTCACTTATGATAGGCGGTTTTGATGATATCTCAGACGCTTATAAAGAAGCGGAGTATTGTACAAATGAATCAGGAGTACCACATGAAGTAAGATACGATATTCCTAATGGACAGATTAGCGATGGGTCTCATACATTCGATGAGTTATATTATCACCGTATGATATTATTCTCTGTGATCTGTAATACCTATAAGCACTTGGCTTGGAAATCCTGGCAGCATGACGATGGTACAATGTTCGAAGACTATTTTATCGTAGGCGTTCGTACACCCCAGGGACAATTTACATACCATTACCATAAAGACCACTGGGACATGTTCCAGGTCGCTCCACTAGTATTCGCCCCTAAATGGGACGGGCATACTAGCGATGATGTTACACGATTAATAAGCTTGGTAAAACAATAAGGAAGAGGAGAATGCTGTAACAGGCATTCTCTTTTAGTTAGAAGGGAGAATACATATGAGCAAGAGATTTTATGAAGAAGACATAAAAGAGTTAATCCTAAATAAACAACACCTATTCGTATCAAACACGGACGAGTCTACTGTATTGTTTGAAAAAGCAATCTCTGTAGGCTCCACTATCGCAGACTGCTTAATATTCAGCCGAGAGCAGGGCATTATAGGCATAGAGATTAAAACGGAGAGGGATAGCACTAGACGATTGAACAAGCAGCTTACAAGCTATTCTCAGGTCTGTGATTGGGTCTATGTGATGTGTCACGACAACCATGTGGAGAAGGTAGAAAAGATACTGTCCAAAAATAATTGGAATCATGTTGGCATTCTTGCATATACTGAGTTCAGAGGGGAAGCGATACTGGGTTTATACAAAGCACCTACACGATCACCCTTTAAGAAAGTATTTACTGCATATCAGATGCTGTGGAAAGAAGAAATCAGCAATATCTTAGGGGGCTTCAAACGCCAAATGAAGACGTTAGAGGAGTTCGGAATCAGTGTTAACATGACGGAAAGTAGGTCGGGTGGGTTAAACGGTCTATACGTTCAATCTAACGCTTCAAAAAAATATTTAAAAAAATCTCAAATGATAGGTATGATAATTTCACGTTTGGGAGAAGCTGAAGCTAACACATTACTCTGTAACATCTTTATTAGCGGAAAGATGCACCCTGAGAAACAGTTAAAGTTCTACCATTTTAGGAAGAAGAGCTAAAATGTGGAAATAGACTTTCCTAGTGAGGTATGATATTATGTGGATAGAATTATAAGAGATGGTTCTATCCTCAAATATACCTCAGAGGGTTGGAGTAGAAAAAGGAGACAATCACAAGGAGGAGTTTGAAAATGACAGTAAAACCATTAAGTTTAGTGAAGTATGCAGGAGAATATTGGTTCACATTAGCGGATTATACGCTTACTAGAAGCACAGAGGGTTACTCAGATAGCGCTTCAGTAAAATCAGCAGTTAGAACATTCGTAGTGAAATCGGATGCTACTAAGTATATCGCATTCAGAGGAGAAGCACAGTTAAAGAATATCGTACAGGAAAACAAAGATAACCCGTTATTCCAGGCTGATGACTTCCAAGGAACACGAGTAGCGATCATCTCATGGAGCATGATGGATGCTTTAAACAACCGATTCAAGGATAACAAGGAATACAGAAAAGAGTTCGCTAAGTTTATCGATGCAGCTAGTGAGTATATCTTACAGCAACAAGTAACAGTAAGCCATACACCTGATGCAGAACTGAACATCACAGAGAACCGTTCTAGTTTACTACGTCAGTTAAGAAATGAACTTAACCGTTTAGATAGAGAAATCGAAGTAAGACAGACAAATAGAGAGAAGATTCTTCAGGCTGTGAATGCTATAGAAGGGTTAACTCTTGAAACAATATAAAGCAAAAATTAATCGTATAATAAATATTGTTGACTTTTAGGGTTGCATCTTCGGGTGTAACCCTTTATTATATTAATTAGTGATAGAGAGGTGATACAGTGCATAAGAAACCTACTTCGGTACAACGGAGTATATCCAGGGGCGTAGGTGCAAGGGGCACAGGTACTAATAACATCAATGGTAACGGTGCTGATGCTTTCAAGAAGTCAAAGCAGAGTACGAAAGGTCATTATAGAATAGCATTTAGCCATGTTTATGAAAAAATGACTGAACGTGATGTGTCGCTTAGGGTTACATACATGAAAGACCTTCTAGCTGATTACATAGGAGTCCCTGTAGATATGCTCAGTCTCAAGCCTAAAAAGGCTCCAAGTCCGACTCTAACCAGTCGAGATGAGGTGTTCTATGTTAAGGTAGGGAAAGACATCTATGGAAAGTGCTCTATTCGCACGCAGCGCCTTTGGAAGAACAACCTCCTTGTATTTGTATTCCAGGAGAAGAAAGCCGCTCTAAAGCCGCCTAAGAAGTCTTATAGTAGAAGTGGTAGTTTTAAAAAGAAAACCACTAGTCAAATTAGTCAAACGAAACGTCAATCGTATCATTCACGTAAAGGAGGGAAAAGTTAATGCGTCCTGAAGATGAAATGGTAGAGAAAGCTGCTGAACAGTTATACAACAAGGTTATGGAGCTCGGTGGTGATCCCGAAACATTGGAATTAATATCATGGGATACAGAAACAAATGTAGACGGTAACCCAGGAGTAACAATACAGAAGTTTACTTATAAAAAGGAGGAAAAATAATGGAATACGTAGCAGCAAAACCAAAACACGGATCATTAGCATTCTTACAAACGTTATTAGAGGGTAGTCAGAAAAAGGTACACGGAGTATTCTACACAAACGATTACTTCAGTGAAAGATACCTTAGTCGTTCTCATGTGCTATCTGAGGAAATAAACATTGAGGATGGTACACTGAAGCTGAAAATTTCTACACGAGTAGAGAAACCAGGTATCTTCGAACTAGAAAATACACTGGACGAGCTAGTTAAATATGAAGCAGGGGATATCCCAGGATTTGCCGAAGAAGGGCAGCAAAATGAGTTACCAATGGCTGAAGTTATCTCAGCTACGAAATCACTGTACAGTGTAGACTTAGTTCTTATTATGAAAGAACCTAAGATTATGTATGTGACCTTCGATATTGCAGGAGTACCTTTTATCCTGGTTACAATCGATTACGAGCTAGGTATGCAGAGCGAGATAGGTAAGGTTGAAGATACATTCAAGCAGCAAGTTAA